AAAAAAATATTATATAATATATATAGATAATAACTGGTAAGTAAAACCTATCAGATTATTATAAATAAAAAACACAATATAAAATGGTTATATACCAAAGGAGTTAAATTATTATTATGGCAGCTATGAAGGAAAATACAAAGAAGGTTATTACTTATCTCCAGGGTCTCAACGCTAATGACAATGTCACCGCAGCTGATGTGGCAGAACATTTTGGTTTCACAACTCAGTCCGTTAATGGTATCTTTACTTCTGCGATTCAGAAGAAAGGTTATGGCGTTCGTGAGGAAGCCGAGATCGAACTCGCTGATGGAACCCACAAGACTGTGAAGTTCCTCCGTCTTACTGATGCGGGTCGCGCACTCGATGTTGATGCCGAAGACGCTGAATAAGTTAGATAAAATTTGGCATAAGGGGATTTGATCGAATTGTCAAATCCCCTTTTTTCAAATATGAGCGGAATTACAATAGTATTGGCTTTATTGTGTTTATTTTTACTAGGGTGGTTAATTACCCTAAAAATAAACAATAATAAATGTTAGCGTGAGTATTACACCCTAAAAGAATTATAGCAAGAAATAGTTAAACTTACTCAAACAAAACATACATAGCAAGAAGAACTTCACGATGTAGAACACAATCTTTTTGCTTTAAAGCAATAGTTTGATAATACAAAACAAAATCTTGATGATAGTATAAAAAAACTCAACAATCTAAAAAAAACTTACGATATATCTGAATAGTTTTTCAAAGAAGAATATAAAAAAGAACAAGAAAAATGGATTGAAGAACAAAAGGATGAGTATATAAAAACTCAACAAGAATTTGTTGAACAATTCGTCGAAGAAAATAAGAAAAAACTGATTGCCGCACAAGAACTAAATAATGTATTAGAAACTTTAAAATTAAGTATAAATGCAGCAACTAATTTACAAAAAGAAGCCGCAAAAGAAGAAAATTATATTGAATTCCATTCTCTTTCTCTTGATGACTAGTCTTTATTTGAAATAAATAAATTGCGCGAAGCTATTAGGGGAATATCTCCATTAGCAGAATTGGCAATAAATAAAGTTATATGGAAAATTTATCTTGAAAAGCCATACACAGATTTAGTTGGTCGTGTGCTTGGTATTGGAATTAGAACTGGTATTTATAAAATAACTAATACCAAAAATCAAATGTGCTATGTTGGATAGGCTGTAAATATAGCAGAACGTTGGAAACAACATATCAAACGAGCAATTGGCGCAGAACCTATAACTAATAATAAACTATATCCAGCGATGAAAAAATTTGGAGTAGAGAATTTTACTTTTGAAGTAATCGAAGAATGCCCGCAAGAAAAATTGAACCAAAGAGAAGATTATTGGCAAAATTTTTATAATGCGAAAGAATATGGGTATAGTATAAAATAAGGAGTTATTATGATTAAAGTCTTTACAAAAGAAAAAGATGGAAAAATTCATCTTAGTGAAAAAGAATTAAAAGATTTACTTGATGAAGCCTATTGGGAAGGATATAGAGCTAATACTCATACTTGGGTTTATTAGACACCAAATTGGAGTCCTTATACTTGGTGTTCTACTACTTCTAATGCTACTATTACTCCTACTACTAATTCCACTCTTACAACAAATTCTACCGTTACAGCAGATAAAATAACAGTATCTTCAAATATATGAACAGAATAATTGATTATAAAGCAACAGGTAAAACTCATTCTTTACTTGCCGTTGCTAATGAAACAAATGGAGTTATAGTTAGTTAGAACCCATATGCGATGAGAGAAAAAGCACACGCTTATGGATTTACTAATAGTAAATGTGAATTTATTTCTTATAATGATTTTTTCAACCATCGTTATGATAATCATAAACCAGTTTATATAGATGAATTAGAAGCCTGTATAAAATCAATAGGAAGATTAGACGGATATACTTTATCGAAAGAATAAGATATGAAATTTGAGAATACACAAACCTGGGGATTTGAACACGCAATTCGCGGTATGAGAAATCCTAAAAATAGTTGGGCAATGAGTGATAGTCAATGGACTTTTAGCGCACCAGAAAATCCTAGCGAAAAATGCTGGATGGATGGATGTAGATCTTTTGTTATTGGACCAAAAGATCTCAAACTTATGTAGATATTGATTTGCGCTGGCCCAGAACATCGTAAATTTTTACGACAGATTATTGTATCTGTTGATATAACTGCACCATTATATTGGTGGAAAGAATTTGATACTTATAAAGTTGGAACAACAGCAAATTCAACTTCTACTATGCATAAACTGACTGCTAATCCTATTGGTCCAGATTGCTTTGAACGCGATGATTATAATGGTGAATTAGCAGTATCCCGCAGAGAAGAAATCAAAGCAGATTATTTTTCACCTCATTGGCATATTGATATGTTATGGGATGATTTATATGAAAAACTTGAAGACTTGCGGCAAGCAGTATTGGCTGAAGAAAATGAAGAAAAGAAAAAAGCATATTGGAAAGAACTTGTTCGTGTTCTTCCAGAGGCTTGGCTACAAAAAAGAACTATAACGATGAATTATGAAAATGTTTTTTCAATTATTCATCAAAGAAAAAATCATAAATTAAGCGAATGGAGAGAAAGTTTTATTGCTTGGACAAAAACTCTTCCTTATGCTAATGATTTATTATATATTGGAGTAAATGAACCCGATGAAAACACTACCTCCGTTACCACCACCGATGGTGGAAAAAATAATTGAAGATGTTCAACGCACCATCACTCTTGATATGGCAGATATTGAGTTTGATGATAATTTTATGCCGATTGTCTTTGAGAACGAACCTTATAAAGAAGATATTGATTTGAAAACTTTTGTTACAGATTATGTAACTGGTCTCAAATATCTTATGGATGATTTTGTAAAAACAAAAGACATTCGGTATTTTGATGCAGTATGCAGTTTGATGCCTACTGAAATGTTTTTAAGATATAAAGGAATTTTAGACGGAAACACATTAAAAGCTGTTAAACCAGAAGAAATTGAAGTAATAATTGACGAAGAAAATAAATAATGATATAATATATATAGAAAAATGAAGAAAGAGATTTTATATGTCTAAACAGCAAGAGTTTCTTAATTTTTGGAAGTATTTAACAACTGAAGTTGCCGGAGAAATTGAAGTTCCAGAAAATGTTCAAGCATATATTGATGCTTTGACAGAAGGGGATGAAAAAGAAAAGCCGGCATTTACACCCAATGGTGAAAGGATTTTGCGGTATCTTCAAGAGCATCCGCAGACGCAGATGTATAAAGCAAGAGACATTGGAGATGATATTGGAGTTTCCTCCAAAGGAGTTTCTGGTGCTATGCGAAAACTTGTAACTGATGGATATGTAGAAAAGGTTGGTAAAGATCCGGTTATTTATACGATAACAGAAAAAGGTAAAAACGTAGTATTTGAAGGAGAAAATTAAGTTAATGAAGAGCAATTTTGTAAATGAAACTCATATTGAAGGTGTTCTTTACGACCAGAAACTCGAAAAGAAAGTAACAGGAGAAAGTTCAAAGCATCCTGGGACTGAATTTATTACTGGCACAGTAAGTATCGCAACTGATGATAAGATGGAAAATGTTATTCAGGTTCATTATACTTACATTACCGCGGTCACTTCCAAGGGAAATGCGGATGCCAGATTTGCTACTCTCGATAAGATTATGACGGAAAATCAGAGCGTTCTTAATGTTGGTAAGGAAAAAGCCATCAAGGTTCGCTGTGATAGCACGATTGATATAAACGAATGGTATAGAGAACTTACAGATGAAAAACCTGTAACCGTAGTCAGAAACGAAGGTGGATTTATTCATATTGTGAATGCGATCAATGAAGATGAAAAGCTTCGTAACACTTTCAAGGCTGATATGGTTATTACAAGAGTAAGGGATGTTGAAGGAAATCCTGAGCGGAATATCCCTGATAGTGTTCATGTAAATGGTTGTGTATTCAACTTCCGCAAGGAAATTCGTCCTGTTGAGTTTGTTGTTAAGAATAAGGGTGGAATGGATTATTTCCGTGGTCTTGAACCCACTCCGAAGTCGCCAGTATTCACTTGTGTATGGGGTCGTCAGTTGAGTCAGACCATTGTAACTAGAACAGTTACTGAGTCCGCATTTGGTGAAGATGAAGTGCGGGAACGCAATAGTTCTGTTCGTGAGTTTGTCATCACAGGATGCAACAGAGAAACTTATGAATGGGATGATGAAGCCACTATTACGGCAGCTGAACTGAGTAAAGCAATGAGTGATCGTGAGCTTTATCTTGCTTCGATTAAGAAGAGGCAGGAAGAGTATCAGGCTTCTCGCGGCGGTTCAAGTGCAGCCGTATCTAATGAAACTTCTGGTTATGACTTCTAATTAAAGAGGAGACACATATATGGGTATTTTAAATAACTTAAAACCTCACGTTGTGTCTCGCGACCTTCGTGGATATAGTGTGCTGTTTTATGGAACTCCTAAATCTGGCAAGACTACCATTGCATCACACTTTCCTGGAGCGGTTATTTTCGCTTTTGAAAAAGGTTATTCCGCAATTCCAGGCATTATGGCAACCCCAGTAAATAGCTGGGCGGAGTTTAGGAAACTGCTTATTGAGTTGAAAGATGATGCAATCAAGCAGCAGTTCCAAACAGTAGTTATCGATACCGCAGATATTGCCTATGATTACTGCGAAAAGTACATTTGCAACAATAACGGAGTAGATGCCATCGGTGACATTCCATATGGCAAAGGTTATGGCCTCGTGCAAGATGAGTTCGATACTTGCATCAGAAAAATCATTCAGCTGGATTACGGTCTTGTTCTAATTTCTCACAGCACTGACCGAGTTGAGAGAGACGAACAGGGCAATGAATATACTCGTATGGAGCCAACTCTTGATAAACGCGGAAGGCTCGTTTGTGAAAGAACCTGTGATATTATTGGTTTGAGTCGTCCTACAACCAATAGTGAAGGACAGATCGAAACAAGATTGTATCTGCGCGAAACACCTCGTTATGTAGCAGGGTCCAGGTTCAAATATATGCCAGATTATATCGTCTTTACCTACGAAAATCTGGTTGATGCAATAGGTAAGGCTATCGACAAGGAAGCGGCAGAAAACAACAACAAGTATGTTACTTCCGAGCGGCAGAACAATTACATTGAAAAGCCTGATACTGATCGTCCTTCATTTGCTGAAATGAAGAAAGAGGCTGAAACACTTTTTGGAGATCTGATGGCGAAAGATGCGGGTAATCGACTGAAGATCGCTTCAATTGTTGAGGAGTATCTCGGCAAGGCTAAAAAGTTTGGTGATACTACCGAAGCCGATATTGATCAGGTATGGCTTATCGTTCAGGAACTCAGGGCGTTAAACGCAAAATAAAAATTACATTTTCAAATTAATT